CGTGGAAATTGTTTTCTTTGAGACTGGAAGCCATCATCCTGACAATGTTAGATTCATTAAAGAATGTGAGGAAAAACTATTCAATAAGAAAATTAGAATTGAACAATCGAAGTATGTAAACGTGCCAGACCTAATAAGAAAATTGAAAGTGATTAACTTTGTCACTGGTGCAGAATGTACTAGAACAATGAAAAAACGCATGAGGGAGAAGCTGGAAAAGCGAGAACATTTCGATCATCAAATTTTTGGGTTTGAGTTTGAATCAAGGCAAGTAAAAAGAGCGCAAAGGTTTACCGAGCAATATCCTCACACTAATCCGATCTTTCCTTTGATTGAAAACAAGATGACTAAGATTGACTGTATTTTAGAATTAAAAAAGCATGATATTGAATTACCTATGATGTACCGCCTTGGTTACCACAACAATAATTGTGTGATGTGTGTTAAGGGTGGCATGGGCTACATGAATAAAATGAGAGTTGATTTCCCTGAGCAATTTAATGAAATGGCAAGGATTGAGAGAGAGATTAACCAGACTTGCTTACTTGAAACTAAAGACGGAAAAAGGGTTAAGTTGTTTTTAGATGAACTTGACCCAAGCAGGGGTAGGCACGAAAAACCGCTAACAGATGAGTGTGGAATTTTATGTGAAGTTGAGTTTGTTGATAGTTAAAAGGAAAATAAAATGAATGAATTAGCAAAGAGGGCGGGGAATTAGTTGGGAATTTGATGTTATGGAACGACAAAAGTTACGAGATAAAATTAAAGAGCAAGAATTAGAAAAACTCCAAAAAGAAAACGAAATACTTAGGCTAGTGGTTGAGAAGTTGAAAGTTTCAAATGAGTTCTATGGATTGGAAAGTAATTGGTATTCGGATAGATTTATAAATAGTAAAGATATTGAAAAAGAATTAGTTGGAAATTTTGCCTACTATTCAAACGGAAAACTAGCAAGAGCAACACAAAAAGAAGTTGAAGAACTTTTGAGGGGGTTAGAGAAATGAGTGCAACAAATATTGAAACGCTTGAAAATATTGCAAGCGGTATAAAAAACTCACTGGATGAAGACGTTAAGTCGGAGCTTGGGTTTTTAACAATTGGTGAGCATTTTGCCTTAAAGCTTTTGTTGGATAAAACAAAACTAGAATTGGAAAACTTAAAATTAAAACAAACTGACTCAGATGAGTCGAAGGGGTGATATGAAAGAAGGTGTTTATATTGGAATGGCAGGACAATTAATTGAAGTACATAGATATTCTGATCTTGATAATGCCTATAGTGGGGTTTTATCACTTAGGGTAAGTGATAAAGCATGTTACTGGCTAGAGAGCGGAGGAATGTCAGAAGACTTGTTATATTTAATTAATGGCTTTGAGTATTTAGGAGAACTTTAATGAACATTAATTTTACAATAGGCTTAGGCTTTTTAGAGTTTTGTTGTCACTTTGTGGCGATGGTTTGTTATATTGTAGGCGGTCATATTGCTATAAGAGATTACAAAAGCGACGTGCAGGGAATTGTGGATGGGTTTAGTTTTCCGTTTATTTTACTTGCGGGAGTAGTTTTTACAGCAATCGGGGCGCATTTATGAAATCAGGTTTTTATTTAAGCCCATGCGGGAAACATATAACACAGGTAGCAAAAGCCAAGAGTGGCCACATTTACACTATAAGACTAGGGTTATTAAAACAAAACCAGCGCATAGTTTTACACTCATGTTACAAAGCAAATACCATTAAAGCAGTAAATATTATTCTTTCGGGATGGGAGTTTTTGAATTGAAACCACTTAAAGTAATTTCCCTGTGTGATGGTATCGCTTCTGGCTTTGAAGCGTTAAAAAGACTAGTGGTTACTTGTGACTACCATGCTATTGAAATAGATGTTAAAAAAAGAACAATAGCAGATCAAAACCATAAAGAAATAATAAGGCCAACTAACAACGTGTATGATGCGTTAGAATCTATAGTAAATTTTAATTATGATTTAGTTTTATGTGGCTTTACTTGCACATCCCTAACCTCTCAGGGATCTAGAAAGCTCTGGGGTGGTGAATCAGCTATCTTTTTTGAGTGCCTAGAGATTTTAAAAGAGATTAAAAAAGTAAATCCAAATGTAAAATTCTTATTCGAGAATGTTCACTCTATGCCAAACACGATTAGGGAAGAAATTTCTAAACTACTAGGCGTTGAACATTTTCTTGGTGACTCTTCGCTTACCTCTCCACAGGGCAGAAAAAGATATTATTGGTTTAATTGGGATAACCCAGAAATAAAAGACAAGGGATTGATGGCAGATAATTTTTTAGATGACGATGGCCTTTGTTTAATTGCCTGTTCTAAAAGCAATAGAAACAAGAAAGGCGAAAAAGCAATAGTTGAGGGAAGAATAAGAAAGGATGGCAAGAGTGGTGCGCTTTTGACGGGCATTGGTTGTCGTGGTGTTTCAACTTTAAACATGGTGCTTACAAAAAAGCTAATCACAAGGCCCATGACAATAGAAGAGTGCAAGAGATTTCAAAGTATTCCTAATTACGTTTTTAACTGTGACGACAAGACAGCTTTTAACGCGATTGGAAACGGCTGGGAAGTCGGAATAATAACTGAGATACTTAAAGAGATGCCAGAGATTAAGGCCACAATTTGACCTAATAGAAGCTAAAAGCAAAAATAGTTAATGGGATATATCTTTTTGATTATAACCTCTTTAAACCTAAATGCTGACATCTTAAGCGATATTTTTAATTACCAGTCAGATTACGACACAGAAGAAACAGAGCAATACACTGCACCAAACAATAGCGAGCCAGAACATTACAGTTGGGACAACCTTTATCTGCCGACTTACCCAGAGCCAGAAGAAATAATAGTTAACCCTTATGAGTAGCATTTTATTTTGACACATCGTTTTTATCGTTCAATGATTTAAGTAATCCTGAATAGGGTTTAACTTAATGCAGAAATGCACAAGGAATAAATGAGTGAAACAGTTATAACCGAAATTGGTTCGTGCCAATCAATTCTAAAATCAATCAAAACGGTCACAGATGGAAGCGTGTATTTAACGCTAGAAATCAACCCAGACAATCAAGAAATCATCTCAAGACTAATGAGGCTCTACCTTTTAAACGAAAGGCTTTTTGAAGTTGGTTTTGTAGGTATTAAATGAGCGAAGAAAAGAAAGGGCCAAAGCTTGGAAGGCCCACTAAATACACTGAGGAAATGCCACAAAGGTTAGTTGATTTTTTTAACAAAGACGTTTTTAGCGGTACGAAAGTTAATGCGTTGCCATTGTTTGAAAAGTTTGCATGGGAGCAAGGCATCACAATGAACACTCTTTACTCTTGGACACAAGCAAACCCAGTTTTTTTGGGAGCGTACGAGCTATGCAGGCAAAAGCAAAAGGAAATGCTGATAGAGGGTGGAATGCTAGGGGCATATAAAGAAAACTTTACTAAATTTATTTGCACAAATATGACCGACCTAAAAGAGAAAACAGTAACAGAGAACACTAATAAAGAAATTAAGATAACCTATGCTTATAAAAAAGAAGAAAATGTTGATAACTAGAAGTGGCGGTATATTTAAAAACGGCAAAGCGGTTAAAGAGTTTTTAGATAAAGACGGTTATTTAAAATTTAAACTAAATGGTAAGTCGGTTTTCTCGCATAGAACTATAGTTGAGTTTTTCTTTGGAAAAATAGAAAAAGGAATGGTTGTAAACCATAAAAACGGAATAAAAACAGATAACAGAATAGATAATCTAGAAGCTATAACTCAAAAAGAAAATGTTATTCATGCTTGGAAAAACGGGCTTTGTACTTCCAAAAAAGGATCAAGTCACGGTCGATCTAAGTTGGACGAAGTGAAGGTTTTAGCAATAATAACAATGCCACTAGCAACAAAAAAAGACAATAGATTCTCGAATTATAACTTATCAAAAATATTCAATGTATCGACTACAAGAATAAGCGCAATAAGAAATAAAAGAGAATGGAAGCACGTACATAGCTCACTTGAAAAATGACAACGCCAACCCTTCAAGACTTTAATCCTCAGTTGATTCCTTGGCAGTTTGACGCAATAAACGAAATTGATAACTTTGATTACTCGCTTGGCCTTTGCGAAATGCTTTTTACTGGATCAGTGGGAAGCGCAAAATCAATCAACGGGGCACACATACTTGCAAGACACTTGATTGAAAATGAAGGAGCAAGGGCCATAGTATTAAGAAGGGCATTAAAGGATCTTAAGCGCACGTTCTGGCCATTATTTCTCAATCATTTGAGTGACACCCCAGAGCTTATAAAATCATACAATAAAAGCGAGATGAAAATAACCTTGGTTAATGGAAGCGAGTGTATTGGAGATTCTTACGATGACATGAACCTTGAAAAATTTAGATCGCTTGAGCTTTCAATGGCAGTTATAGAAGAGGGAACAGAATCAGAAAAAGAATTGTACGATGCGGTTAAAATGAGAATAGGGAGAATACCTAATATTAAAAGAAATGTTTTACTTGTAATGACTAACCCTGATTCACCTTCACATTATTTGTATAACTACTTCATTGAGAAACAATCCCCTAATAAAAAAGTAATGTATTCCCTGACAGAGCAAAACCCGTTCTTGCCTAAGTGGTATATAGAGAATTTAAAACGTGATCTAGATCCAAAAATGGCTATGAGAATGCTAGAGGGTAAATGGGTTGAAATATCAGAAGAGGTCATTTACTACAACTTTTCCATGGAGAGAAACTATATTGATAAAGATTATGTTTTTGACCATAGGTATAATATTGACCTTATGCACGATTTTAATATTGGAGCAGGAAAGCCAATGTCTATGGCCGTAGGTCAGCACATTAATGGGGTTTTTCACGTTGCAATAACTATATTAATTGAAGGTGCAAACACTTCTAATATCATGGATGAGTTGTGTGATATGGGGGTTTTAGAAATACCATGCATAGGTTTTAGGGTTTACGGGGATGCTTCTGGAAAACACAAGGATACAAGAAATTTTAGGTCAGACTACGACATAATAAAGCAATGCCTAGCGTCTTATAAAAAGAAAGATGGCAGTAAATTAGCTTTCTCAATTGAAGTACCACAGGCCAACCCTCCAATTAGAGAAAGACACAATACGGTCAATGCATTATTTTATAATTCATTAAAGCAAGTTAGCTTTAAGATATACAAAAAAGCTTTTGATGCAACTAAGGGTTTCAGGCTAACTAAATACAAAAAAGGGGCAAGGCTAGTTGAGGATGACCAAACAGTTAAAGAGCAACACGTAACAACGGCAATCGGATATTGGGCATGGAGAATTAAAAACATTACCACCGCCTCACCAATTGTCATTGGATAGCCTTATAATTACAATTTTAAAAAAGGACTTTTATGCTTGAATTAACCGACTCATTTATTAAAAAAACAATTGAAGAAATTGAAAGCGCTCAAAATAGAGCAAGAAAACGACAAGAATGGATCAATTCAGAGATTTATGAGGGCAATCTATCAAAGTACGTTAAAAACAGAGTAATAGAAATGTTCCCCCAGACAGGCAAGACATACACAATTACCGACTATTCAATTCTTAAAAAGATAGTTGACAAAAAAGCTAAGGCATACAAAGAAAACCCAATAAGAAAATTAGAAAACCCAACTGAAACAGAAAACTATAATGCAATTGTTGATGAGGGTGACTTAAATAGTGCGATGAAGCTATTTGATAAATATATCAACCAACATAAATACGCCTGCATTATGGCACTACCAGAATACAAGGATGATTCAAAAGAGTTTGAAGAGTTTAAATTTATGCCTCTTGCGCCTTATGAGTTTGATGTGGTTAAAAATGGCGAGGGTGACGTTGAATGTCTAATCCTTTCTTACCCAGATAAGTCAATTAAACTCGGAACAAATCTTAACCTTTCTATTGCAATGGATGGTGATGGCAATGAAGAGTGTAACGAGTATGTTTTTTGGACTGAAAAAGAACACAGAACATTTAGAGCTAAGATAAAAAGAGATGTAACATCATGCCAAGTAATGGCATTTGAAGAAATAATCATAAGCGATAACGGGGTAAATCCTTTTGGTGTTATCCCTGCGGTATTTGCACCATGTAGCTATTCTCCAAACTATCCCGTGGCTTCACCTCTTCCAAGTCAAACAGTTGAGTTAAATGCTCTATTAAGTATCTATCTAACATCTGGCTCAATGCAGATTGGCCAACTGGTTTTAAAGTATCCAAGCGATCAACAAATTACACATGTAACTCATGGGCTTATGAATGCTATGAAGTTACCCCAATCAAAAAACCCTGACGATCCAGAAACAAGCGCAGAATACCTAAGCCCAACGCCAGACTTAGCTGGACAACGTGAATCAATTGTTACTTACATGAATATGATTTTAGACGAGCAAGGAATTAACTCTAATCAAGTGACAAATCCCAACGAGAAGTTTAACTCTGGTTTTGATAGGCTTCTTTCTATGGCAGATGTTCAAGGCATAATTGAAGAGAACCAAGAAACATATAGAGAGGTTGAGCAAGAATTATTTGAGATTATCAAACAAATTTCGTCAACCATTCTAGGTGTTAATTATGTTTCAAGTGGCCTTAGTATCATATACAAAAAGCCAAGAGTGCTATCAAGTGATTCTGAAAAACTAGACAACATTAAAAAGATGATTGACTTGGGGCTTTTAGAAGAGTGGGAAAAATTCATGGTTGCAGATCCAAACCTCACAGAACTAGAAGCAAAAGACAAGATGAATAAAATAGAGCAAGAGAAAATAAACAAGCTTAACTCTCTTGGCGCAAGCTCTCAAGATGTGTTCAATGGCGCTCAGGTTAGTTCTATTGTTGAGGTAGCCAATCAAGTTGCAAGCGGGGTTATCAATAGAGAAACAGGCGCTAATATTGTTTCTCTTTCATTTTCTATTCCTTTAGAAAGCGCATTAACCATGATGCCATCTGAAAAGAAAATTGAAGTAGAAAAAAACACAGAGCAACCATTAGAAAAAGAAGTGATCAATGCCAATCAATGAAGAGGAAACATCCTTTTACATTCCAATAGATCTACCTAACGAGATTAAAGGAAAGGACAAAAGGCAATTACTGGATGATGTTGGTGAATACATTGTGACAGCAATGCTTGACTACATTGGTGAAGCAAAAACGCCAGTCAGTGGCGGGAAGTTTAAAAAAACATTATCCTCGGAATACGCAAAAAGAGAGGGCAAGAAATTAGCAAATCTTGATTTAAATGGTGATATGTTAAATGCATTAACATGGAAAATTGCAAGCGGTGGGCTAGAGATAGGTATTTTTGACGAAGCCCAAGCAATTAAAAGCTATAATCATAATATAGGTGACACTCTGCCACAAAGGCAGTTTATACCTAATGATGGCCAAAGCCTAAAAAAAGATATTGTTCAAGGGATTGAGTCAATAATTGGCGAGTATGTGGACAATATGGAATGAAACTTACAGGCAAGTTTACCCAAGAATTAAAAGATAAATTACTAAAGAAAGTTAGGGATGATTATTTTAACACATTAGTTAAGGGTAACTTTCTAGTAAATGCCATATTAGATCTAATTAAAAAAGGCGTTACGCCCGTTAAGAATGCAGGCAATAGATTTCAAAAGTATTCTGAAACATACAGACTGCAAATAAAAGGTAAGATTGCTTTTTACACAGGTAAAAATGGTGGCGTTATTCCTGTTACCGCCCTTTCGGTAAAGGATTTAAAATCATACAGAGCAAGTAAAGAAGCCAAGGCAGAAAATACAAACAATAAAGCGTTTATCCTACAGCAAACACAGCATTTAAAAGGTAAAAAGCTTTCACCTGTGAATATGACTGTTACAGGCGCAATGCTTAAATCATTAACGGCAAAAATATCGGGTAAGTTTATCCAATTAAAATTTTCCGATAAGCTGGCATACATTCATGACACACTGGGAGCGGGTAAATCCAAAGTAAAAAGGCGACTTTTGCCTCATAGTGGTGAAAAGTTCACGAAAAGAATTAACGACAAATTAAAGCAAAGCCTAAAAGATTCCATTGCCAAGCAAGCAAAATCAAAATTAAGATTATTGAACATTAGAATTAAATTTTGACAACCTGAATTGAATCAGGTCAATATAAAAAGGAGTTTTCATGTCTAAGATTGCTGAACAGCAAGACCAAAAACCTGAACAGGTGATTGAAGAAAAGCCAACTATTGATGATGCCCTAAAGCTTATTGAGCAACTTAAATCAACTAATGATCGCTTACTTGAAGAAAGTAAAAAGACAAAAGAAAAATTTAAGCTAGCTAACGATAAACTTTCTATTGCTGAAAAAGAAAAGCTAGAAAAAGAAGGCAACTATAAAGAGCTTTTAGAACAGACAAAAAATGAAAACAAGGGCCTTAAGCAAAAAATGCTTTTAAGTAATATTCAAAGCACGAT